CTTGAAATAAAAAAGTACATATCTGTGAAAATTTTATTTTATTCTGAAATTAAAAACTTTTTTGTGAAAATGATGTGATATGTACTTTTTTATTTTAGGAATATAAACTATATAAATATATTGATTATATAATATAATCATAGCATAATGCTAATAGATGATTACATCGAATATTCGAATACATATAAAATAAAGTATGGGGATAAATGCATAGTCTTAATGCAAGTGGGTAGCTTTTATGAAATGTATTCTATAAAGGATGATATGACAGAAGAAATTTATCAAATTGCTGATTTGTGTAAAATTTTAGTTTCTAAGAAAAATAAATCAATTAAAGAAGTGTCGATTTCTAATCCATTAATGGCAGGATTTCCATTATATACAATTAGAAAATTTACAAATATTTTGTTAGAAAACAATTATACGATTGTTTTAATCGAGCAAGTAACTCCTCCGCCAAATCCTGAACGTAAAGTTACTGAAATTCTTAGCCCAGGTATGAATATTGATGTTGAATCAAAAAACAGTAATTATATGATGGTATTGTATTATGAATATATCAATGAATTGCCAGTTGTAGGAATATCAGGCGTTGATTTATCAACTGGTAATTCATTTGTATACGAGGTTGGTTCTACAAAAACAGATCCAGAATTTACAAATGACGAAGTATATAGATTACTGACAGCCTATAATCCATGTGAATTAATAATTTTATCAGATAAAGATTATGGACATGATAAAAAAAATTATCTTATTAAATCATTGAATTTATCATGTATTATGACCCATTTTAAATGGGAAACATTTGAACACATCTTATCAATGTCTAAGATATCTTATCAAATTTCATTGTTGGAAAAAGTATTTACAAATAAATACATGATGACAATAATTGAATATCTAAATATTGAAAAATATATGTTTGGTAGAATTGCATTATGTTGTTTGTTACAATTCGCATATGAACATAATGCTGATATAATTAAAAAAATAAATGTTCCTGAAATTTTAAACGATACTTCTTTTTTAAATATAGAATATAACAGCGCTATTCAATTGAATGTTTTGGGAATCCACAAACACGACAAACCACTTATCAATATTTTGAATAGATGCAATACATCATTTGGATCGCGAGCATTCAAAGATAGAATATTGAAACCAATTGTAGATAAAGAAGTTTTGAAACAGCGATATGATGCTATTGATTTTATGTTAACTGATAAAAAATTCTATGAAATATCAAAGAATTTGTGTCATATTCTTGATTTAGAAAGAATCAAACGTAAAATGGCAATTAATAAAATGAATCCATGCGAATGGTATGGGTTTAATACTTCTATAGAAAATGCTATTTCTATTTTAGAAGAGTATTACAATGATGATGATTTGGTAGAATATAAAGATATGATAGATTATTATACAAATATTTTAGATCTAGAAGAATGTTGTAAATACAATTTATGTGACATTAAGGGAAATATTTTTGTCAAAGGCATATATGAAGAGATTGATAAATGTGTAGAAAATATTGAAAATACATATAGCAAAATAGTTGAAATATGTAACAATATAAATAAAATAGGAACAGGAGACACAACATCGTGCAAAATAGAATACAATGACAGAGAATCGTATTATATATCAATGACTAAGAAAAGGTATGATACTGCTAAGGCAAAAGATGGGTTGTACATGAAATCATTTAATATAAAGCAACAAACATCAACATGTAATGTTAAACTATCAAATAATGAAATTTCAAATTTTTCTCAAACTATAGAAAAGAATGAAAGCATTATTGTAAAAAGTGTAATCAAAGCATATAAAGAGTTTGTTACTGATTTTATATCAAAATATGATAATATTATTGGTAATTTGATCAAAAAAGTAATAGAAATAGACATAGCATGTTGTAATGCAAGAAATGCTTATGAATATAGATATTATCGTCCAGAAATAATAGAAGATGAAGCATCTTTTATAAAAGCAAATGATATTAGACATCCAATCGTTGAAAGAATAACAGATTCGACAGAATATATAGGAAATGATATTGATCTATCGCCACAAAATAGAAATGGTATGTTGTTGTATGGAATTAATTCATCTGGAAAAAGCACACTTATGAAATCAATAGGATTAAATATAATTATGGCTCAAAGTGGCATGTTTGTTGCATCGTCGAAAATGGAATTCAGCCCTTACAAACACATATTTACAAGAATATCAGGAATGGATAATATATACAAAGGAATGAGTAGTTTTGTAGTAGAAATGACAGAATTGAGAAACATTTTACAACGTTGTGATAAAAATAGTTTAGTATTGGGAGATGAGATATGTTGTGGAACAGAATCTACATCTGCTGTTGCTATTGTTGCTGCAGGAATAGAAACACTAGTTGAGAAAAAATCAAGTTTTATTTTTGCAACACATTTGCATGAACTTGTTAACATAAAAAAAATAAAACACATGATTGAATTTCAAAAATATATTTCAGTGTGCCATGTTCATATATCAATAGACAATAATAATAGAATCATTTTCAACAGGAAATTAATGGAAGGCAAAGGACACGATACATATGGGATAGAAGTATGCAAATCACTAGATATGCCTAATATATTTATGAGAACCGCCGAAGAAATAAGAAAAGAGATGATGGGAATGGAAACTATTATAACAAATACAACAAGTTCAAGGTATAATAATGATATATATATATCTAAATGTAAAATATGTAACAAACCTGCAGAGGATACTCATCATATAAAATATCAATGTAATAGTGATAGTGACGGATTTTTTACGAATCATCATAAAAATGTCAAACATAATCTAATTACGTTATGTAAAGAATGCCATAATAAAGAACACAATGGAACAATTAAAATTAAAGGATATATTGAAACAACAGAAGGAGTCGTTGTTGATCTAGAAGATAATGTACAAAAATTATCAACCGAAATTGAAAACACAGATGATATTGACTGTGAATTGACATTTGATGAAATCAAAAAATTAAAACAATATGTAAAACGTGGTAAATGTAATGAGTGGTATGTTCGATCAGCGAGAACAAATAAATTCAAGAAAAGTAATGAAGTTTCTGTATTAAAAGCCATTCAAAAACATATAAATTATAAAAATATTGTTGAAATAACCGATACAATTTCCAATTTATTATATGATTATACAATGTAATAAAAATAGCATCATTCTGTTTGTGTTTTATTATTGTAATGTTGTTTTAATTTAGGCTCTAAAAAATGAATATAATAAATATCTTCTATTTTTTTTAAAGTTATTGATAAAATTTTAATAATTTTATGTAGTGCAATATTATAATTATTTTGATCTTTTGGATTATCATTTAGAATTATGTGATGCAAAATGTTTTTTATTTCGATAAATAAATTTATTGTGTACTTTTTTGAAAACAAAAATGTCATGGTATTATTACTTCAATTAAATGTAATTTGTTATTATTCTTTATATTACTTATATTATAGAGCGTATATTAATATTCAAATAGAACAAGTAATATGATTAAGTCGAATATTGATAAAATTAATAATAATTTAAAAAACGAGACTGTAACAACACTTGTACCCGATAGATTGAGAAATGCAATCTTTGATAAAATAAAAGATACAAATATTGATAAAGGTAGTTTAACTGATATTAAGAAAAGTGTAAATGATGTAATGAAGTCATTTGCAGCGGATCAAAATGCAAATATAAGTTCTTCTACAGACACCAACAATTTAATAAAAAATGTACCTGACAAATTAAGAAATGCTATTTTTGATAAAATAAAAGATGCAAATATTGATAAAGGTAGCTTAACTGATATTAAGAAAGGTATAACTGACGCAATGAAGACATTTGCTGTAGATCAAAATGCAAATATGGGTTCTTCTATAAAACCCAATATAACTATGAGTAATGAAAGTACATCAGCTACACAAGCAATTCCAAAACCGACTACACAAGCAATTCCAAAACCGACTACACAAGCAATTCCAAAACCGACTACACAAGCAATGGCACAACAACGGAAAACGTTTATAACAGCCCCTAAAGCAACAGCTTTACAGAAAAATCAACAACAAAAATCATCTGTTTCACAAACAACAACACAGCGTACAATATCTCCAGTAACGCCTAAATCAATACCATCACAACAAACGGCACAAAAAAAAGAAAATACAGAAGATTCTTATTTAGTGAGACTTGGTAATAATATTGCTGAAAAAATAAAATATATAATTACAAAATTATCAGAAATTTATGAACAACATATCAAGAATAATAAGTCATTCACCATAGAAGATTTTTTAAATTTTACACCAAAACAAGATTTTATAAATGAAAAAGGAGAAATTGAATCAAGAGAAATAGAAAAATTAGAAAAATATTCATATACATACTTTTTGTTATACAGTATGTTGATATTTAGTATGGAAATCATACCAATTATAATATGCATATTGACCTTTACATATTTATTCTTATGTATAAAATCTACAATATTCATGTTCAAAAAGAAAATGTTCTTGGGGGATGAAAGAAAATATGTTGATGTAGGAAATATGATACATGTATTTAATAAGATTTACATACCAGATTATATTTTCATATTATGTGTACTGTGTATAATATATATTATATTTACTACATATTTACAATATAGTAAATTCATTGATTTTACTAATCCAAAAATTGTTGATAAATATAATAATGTAAACACGTTTATAAGGTTATGTATTATGATGATTATCATTAATTTTATAGTATACTACCATCCATATCAAATGATGGGATATAAGAAGGACAATTTTGATCAAAGAGTATATGAAAATATTAACTATGATTATTTGGAATACTTAGAGAACGTGCAGAAAAATGAAAAGAAATGTAATAATGATTGTAATATAAATTTAGTGGAAGTAAATACATTACAAAATTTGAAAAACTATATAATTGATATGCAAATGCAGGTAATTTCTAAAAACGGAATAGATGACCTAGCAATATTATCAACTGAACAAATTAAAAAGTATACTGTTACATTTGCAGATAGTAAGGAAGAAAAGTCATTCTATAATCAAATAAGAAATGCAATAATGACTTATTATTTAATTTCAAATTTTTCTCAAACAAAATATGATATTTTATTAACACCTTCGTTTTTTTACAATAAAGTATCTATCCTAAGTGCAGTTAATGCAAATAAAAGTAGTATTTTTTCATTTAAAAATTCAATAGAATCCTGTTTAAACATAGATATTGATGGGAAAAACAATCAATCGCAATATATGAAAGATATATGCGAAGACTGTGCAACTATCAAAAATAATATACATAAAGAATTAGGCACAGTAATTGATTTGCTAAGTAATTATCAATTTTCATTGCAATTTTTTTTGATTGTTTTGGTATCATTAGTGTGTATTATTTATATTATATATTCAATGAAAAGTAAGTAATGATTTATATAAAAAATGATTCTTGATACATATTGGTGGAAGTATGAATAAATATGGGAAATTCTGCGTCATTTAATAACCGCATAGATAAACAAGAACAGTATGTTGATATAAATTTTGAAAAAGTAAAAAAACCAATTGAATAAAGATTACACTAGTCTTCAAATCAAGGCTAAACTACGACAGGAATATCATAGAAATTCAAATAATAATGATTATATAATGGCTCATGTATGGAATTCTGTAAGATTATGATTATGATAAAACCATGAAAAAAATGTATTAAATTAGTAAAGAACTAATGGGATTAAAGCGAAATCACAAAACAAAAAAACATATAGGAGGAATTGCGCCTGTAGCAGCAGCTGCCGCTGCTTCAAGAGTAGCACCAATGCTTGCGCGAGCAAAGTCAATGCAATCTATGGCAAAAACTACTCAAGGACAAAGTAAAGGTTTATCCAATTCTGCTGCAAATCTGTTTAAAAAACATTCATCGCCAAGCACAACTGGTCAATCAAACAGTAATAAAGCACAATCTTTTTTTAATAAATTTAAAACAAAAATGGATAGTAATAATAAACAAACAAATGGAGAAAAAAAACCATCATTCTTTGATAAATTTAAGAAAAAGCCAGAAAATGCAGTAACCGCAAATGGAGAAAAAAAACCATCATTCTTTGATAAATTTAAGAAAAAGCCAGAAAATGCACTAACCGCAAATGGAGAACAAAAACCATCATTCTTTGATAAATTATTGGGAAGAAATAATAATCAAACCGATATGTCTCAGAGTAGTGAGGGAAATAATAGGGCATCATTGGCAATTCCAGGATCATCGTTATCCAACGCACAACCAATACACGATAGTAGTACACCCACATATCAACAAAGGTCTACACAACAATATGTTGCACAAAAGTCAGGAGAAGATAGCATTATTCATATTATTGAAAATATGGCGAGTGCTTTAAAAGTAATTATATCATTGATTAGATATATACTATTTATGTTATGCTTACTTATATTAATACATTCTATACAGAATGTATTTTCTTTCTTAAAGACTTATATTACAAAACTGATACAATCTACTAACAATAATGTATTAGTTAAAGATACGTTAAAGTATGGATTATTACAATATGTAGATTTGTTTTACTTACGCAAAGACAAAGATAACAATACAAATACAAGAGAAAAATTATTTTATATATCAAATATTTTTCAAATTATACAAATTATACTAATAGTATATTTTGTATTGTTATTAATATTTATTATTACTATGTTGTTTGTATTCTTTTTACAGTTATTTGCAGAAGTAGGACTTGGTTGGAAAATAGATAAAATGACAGATGATAAAGGAAATGAAAGATTTGTGGAGATGATATTAAAAACTGATTTATTTTACCCTCTTATTTTGGTTATGATTTTATTTTTCATATACAAGTATTATTTCAAAGATTTTATGATTCAAAAGATGGCAAGTACTCAAGAAAACATTTATAAAATAGACGAATACATATTTTCGAAATTGACAGAATACTCTTCAAATATTGACGGTGATGTTTATAACATTTTAATAAATAGAACCAAAAATAATGCAAATGGAGAAAGTCAAAAAATAAACACAATTATTATGAAAAATTTAAATGAAGGAGACATATCTCGTGCAAAACAAAATCTGTTATATTACACTTTTTATTCTCAAGTTCATGACAACATTCCAGACACTAATTTGAAAGGACTCAAATTAATAAATCAATACTTTTTTGGTACTGATCCATCAAGTCAAAATAAATATAGTGATTTGCCAGATAATGACATCACATATATTTCATTGATGATAAATTCACTTGGATTCAGTAAAAATGTAGATATGCAAATTTATACTAATTTGGATGTATTCAAAAGCCAAGATCCTAAATCTCAAGAACTATTAAAAGAAATGAATCTAGTGATAGAAACATTTAATGATGATATACTGACATTAACTGCTGATTTTCCAAATATGACAATATATTTCGCATTTATGATTTTTCTTATTTTATATATGACAGGCTTGTTTATGCTTGGCTATGGCACATTATTAAACAAAATTTCTTATGAAGAGAAGGATAAAAATAACTACGATGCTGCTCTTATTCGTAATCTTCAAACCATATCTCAGTATGTAACCCTTGCAATAGTAACATTTATAAAACCATTGGATATACTACATAAAAATTTACCAGAAAAACTCAAATAAAAGTCTAATAATATATTAGATTTATGAATGAACGATATTGACGTTTATGCGATAATATCATTAGTAATGGTAATATTACTGGTGTTATTTTATTATAATTTTATGTCAATTTTGAAATTCAAGTGGATTTTGGATTATATGAAAACAGAAGAAAATGTATGTTATGAAAGCAATGGTGCTAAATATGAAGGAGATACGAAAAAACATAAAATGGCAAAATTTCTGTATGATAAATTGTTTGAAATATCTTATTTTTCACTAAAAGACGATTTCACAAAGAGTTTTTATGTTTATGTTACGTTTTATAGCATAATATGTATTGCATTATTAATATCATTCTATCCATATATATTTACAATGTATAAATTCTATTTGATATTATTTATAATCTATGTATCATATACTACAGTGAACAGTTTGATTGTAAAAAACTTTCAAGATATTGATTTCAAAAGAAACGAAGACGATGGTTACATAAGACAATATTATAAATTATATAAAATAATAAACGCTTTGTTGATAGTTGCAAATATTTATGATGAGCCCATGGAATATATGTATGATAAGTTAAATTATAAACAACGTACATTCGATGACATGTTAAAGAAACATATTTCATCTCATTTTAATCTATCAAATACATCTAATATTCTTCAATATAAAACTAAACTGATAAATGATTTAGATATTGCCCAAGTGTTTGTATTTGATAAATTATCACCATATTATTTGAAATATTTTGATAATATTTATTTGATCAATACTACCAATGATAATATTGAAGATAAAATATATCTACGTGATATATTTTCATATAGAAATAGTTCGGTTAATTTCCATAAAGTTCGTGTAGAATTTGATTTGTTAAATAAATTGATAACCGAGTATGATGAAAATAGTGAAAGTATCCCGATAGAAACAAATAGTACTTACAAAAAAATACAAGAGGTAATAGAAAATTATCCACCAGATGCATTGGATATAGAAACACAATATAATAACTTATGGGATATTTTAAGAAATATAAATGTTATTATTGATAATGATAAACAATTAAGTGCTTTTAACAGTGTTTTATTTACAAAAGTAATGAATCAAATAAATAGCATTAAAAGATCTTTATATAGCCAGAAAAACAACGAAGTATATAATGAAATTAATGTAAAGATAAAGGAATTATTGAAAAAAGAAGCGATTGATGTTGAAGAAGACGATTATATTAAATTTTTCTTTAGACATCAAGATTTAATTATGAATATGGATGATAACAATGCATTCAAAATATATTCAGATGTATTCAATTTACTAACATATCAATCAGAATATGTATATGCATATATTGTATTTTGTACAATCATTCTATTATCAATAATGCATTATATATATGTTAGTTTTGATAATTACACATATTTATCGGCAATGTCTTTAATGATATTGATTTTTGGGTTTACAATGTATTTCAAAACAACATTAAATAAGTAATAAAAGAATATAGCACATTATATTATATACAATATATTATCAAACTATGTCCAAACCAATAAATTTAATCCTCGCCATGACTTTTAATGGTGGAATCGGTTATCAAAATAAAATTCCATGGAGTATTCCGAAAGAAATGAAGAAATTTCGCGAGATAACAAAACATGTCGTTGATAATAATAAACAAAATGCTGTTATAATGGGTAGAAAAACATGGGAGTCTATCTCAAAATGTTTACCTAATAGAAAAAATATTGTTATATCGAGCAATAAATACTATAGAAATCAAATAACAGACGAAAACGTATTGATTTTTCCAAACATAGATGAGGCCATGATATATTGCTTTATAAACAGTATGATTGAACAAATATTTATTATAGGAGGTACAACATTATACAATGAATTGATGCATAATCATACCTATAATGTTAATAAAATATTTTTGTCTGTCATTTTTGAATATAAAATTAAAACAGATTCATATATAAATTTGGATATTCTATATAAAAACTTTTATTTGGAAAAAGATGAAAATTATAAAAAAGAGCATAAAGAAAGGCTATTTGCATCATATATATGTTATTTGAAATAATTGAAAATGTATTTCAAAGTAAAACATTACATAGAAATGCTTCTATATAAAGAGGTTCGCGACCTTTATTTGTTTTGTTAAGTATTGCATCGTAATATGATGCTTTTTCAATTAGCATAATTTTCTTTTTTTTTGGCATGATTTTCAAAAGATCATCTAATATTAAAGGTATTGTTACATTATACTGGAAACATTGATATGATATTTTTTTAATAGAATCCAAACTACTTTTTTTGGCGGTAAAGGTTTTAATAAAATCATATAATGGTGGAAAATGGAATGTGCAGAATTCTTTTGTAATCAAAGATGGATTAATAAGTTCGACTTCAGCAATAAAAATAGATTTTATAATATCGCGCGTTTTGCATTCTTTTAAATATTTGTTTAGTTCTATATCCAAATACGACTTGAAAATATCACATATTTCAATATTTTGAAATAATGGCATTCGTATTAAATCAAAACGACTTTTTATAGGAACATCAATTTTATCTAATTTCAATGTTGTACAGAAGAAAAACGCATTGTTAGAATACCTTTCTAAAATAATTCTAAAACTATTAAAATCACTTTGAGATAACATATCAATATGTTTTATGATAATACAATGTTTTGTATTATTAATGTGTTTTGTATTAATAATATTTTTTAAGAAATCGGAAATTTGATTCAGATTTTTTGTCATAGAAGGATTTAATAAATCTATTTCAAGAAAGTGTTGATTATGTAGGTAAGGTATGTCTTTTTTCCACACACATTCTTGTTTATGTAAATAAAGTAATTTAAATCTATACTTGAGTAATTCATCTAAAAACTCATCAGTAGGAAATCCAGAACAGCCAAAAAGCAGCGCATTGTTATTAGTTATATTTAAAAATTTGAAAATTCTATTATAATACTCATGTTTTTCAATTATTTTTAAAAAATTGTTTTTAAATTTTGACCATAATGGTTGTTTTTCATATATATCTTGCATATCATTTTATTATATAAACATAATTATTTTTATATAATATAATATGTATTCTCAAGCATATAATTATTATAGTGTTCTTGGATTAAACTTAAATGCTTCTACTGAAGAAGTTAAAAAAGCATATCGTGATATTGCATTGACATGTCATCCAGACAAGTTGATTCACATCAAAGATGATGATGAAAAGAAAAAGCGAGTTGAAAAGTTTAAAGAGGCAACAAAGGCATATGAAATTTTAATGAATAGCAATAAAAATCAGTATGAAAATATTGCTTGGGCAGATGATACGAAATGGAATAATATGTGGAATACTTTTTTTGGGGACGTAACAACAGAAGATTATAAAAATACTACAAATATTTTGAAGGACGCATTTGTTGATATTGCGACATCATTTATAAAAAACAAAATTTATCCCAAGCAATATTACAATCCTTCTTCAAATTTGAATAAAGTCATAGACCACGATATTAAATTATTGGTTACTTATGATGAGGTAAAAAACAACGTGAAAAAAAAATTACGTCTAATTCTAATAAATATAGATGAGCCTATATTCTTAGATGTATATTGTGGTTCATATCCTGAAATAGTAAGAGAATATACTGATGAAAATGATTGCGAACATGAAATAAAAATTAGAATGGAGTTTATTGAGAATGAAGAATATTCTCATATTTCTTCTTCTGCAGGAAAGATTGATTTAGTGAAAATAATAGAAATAAATTTATTAGAATATATATCAGGGTGTGAAAAAGATATTAAATATATTGATAATAAACCATTAACAATATCAATTCCTCCATTCCAAAAAGAATTTTATGAAATTAATGATAAGGGTATATTTGGTGGTTCATTGATATTAAATATTAAACTGAAGAATATTGAATTTGACAATTGGAATAATTTAATAGACAAAGACAAGCACAACATGCTAAGAATATTAAATTTAATGTATAAAATGATATAAAGATAATATCAGTAGTATGAATCATAAAAATGGTAGTAAAAAAAGTGACAGCGACGGACAAGACCCAAGACAATGCTCCTGCAAAAAAAACTGTAGTAAAAACAGCAGAAAAAAAACAAGCCCCTGTTGTAGAACAGGCGAAGGAACCTGTTAAGGTTGAGGAAGCCGTCGAAGTTTCCGAAGATACTGATTCTCAATCTGGAAAATCTGTAATTTCTGATCTTGTAGATAAAATTGCTATGCTTTCAACCCAACTTAAACTCATCCAAACATCTCTAAAGCTAGTAGCCAAAGAATTTGATAAACAAAAAAAAGTAGTAGACAAAGTACAAAAAAAGAAAGAAAAAGCTAAGAAATCTCCATCTGGTTTTGCCAAGCCTTGCAAAATTTCTGATCAACTATGTGAATTTCTTGGCGTAGAAAAAGGCACCGAACTTTCACGAACTGATATCACTAGAAGTATCAATTCATATGTAAAACAACACAATCTTAATAATCCCGAAAATAGAAGAGAATTTTTCCCCGATGCTAAACTTAAATCAATTCTCAATATCCAGAAAGGAGAAAAAGTAACCTACTTTATCCTTCAACGTCTTATTGCTCATCACTTTCCCTCAAGCCAAAATAAACAGTGATAATTATTATTAATTTTTTTTATATAAAAATATAAAATATTATATTGTTATACATAGTAATGGAAAAATACAAAAGCGACAATAATATTGAAATCATTGAACAGGCCACGAGCAAAATGTTAAAAGATTTATTCAATATTGAACAAGAATATAATAAAACAAGAGAATTGGTATATGATATAATGTATATAATTGAAAACAATTACAGCACAGAAAAACTAAGTATTCAAGATTTAAATAAATTAACATTAACAAAAATAAAAGAAGTATATAGTGATAGTCAAAAACAAGATTTTGACTCACATGACATTAATGAGAATGTTACTGAAAATTTCAATGATATTGCCATTGACGAAAACAATATATCATTAAAACTAAATGAATTAGAGAAAAGAAGAAACATGATACCTAAATATAAACACGAACAAACAAATATTGAAACAGATTTTATAAAAAAAGATTCTACAGATGATAGAATATTTGAAAAACATATTTCTCAAGTTGTTTTTTCACCTTCATCGCATAAAGAGCAGAACAATTTTAAAACACTTATTATTAACAGTTTAAATAGAGATTGTGAAAAATGTCCAAAGCGTAATAATTTGAAGATTAATGTAACATTATCGTGTATTAACAATACAATAATACCATATTGTATATGTTTTCCATCTTACGTGAAGACACTAACACCATATGTATTGATGCATATAACAGACGGAAATAAAAATATATACTACAGTTTCACTTGCAATAAAAGCAATGACAACAATATATGGGATGTATGGCAAACAATTGATAATGCAGAAGCTATAAACATGGGTGAAAATATATGGTGTATAAACTTTCTCGATTTTACAAACAATGAATTACAACTCGGTTATGACAATGTGTCAATTACATCTGTTAAAAATAAAAACGAAGATGATATTTCTTTGACATTGAATAATGAAGATTTTAGCGTAGGTGATAATATATGCTTAAGATTACCAAATAAAAAACAAATTTATAAAAAAGTCAAATCAAAAATGGGAGATGTTATTGATATAGATAATAATATTAACATGCCAATAGAAGAGATTATTAACGCAAGTGTAATGAATTTAAATAAACAATATTCATTTATAGTTAAATATGCATTAAGAACTTAATAATAAATCGGTTATAGATATAAATGTAAATACTGCTATTGATATTAGTTCTAATTTATATATTAAATTTAATTTTTCTACTTCACTAAGTTGTTTATATTCTAACTTATGTATGTCAGGGTTCATAAAGTATACTAGAGTATATATTATAAATGTAAATCCAATCACCATAGTAACATGTGTAAATATACCAGGTTTATTGATATGTAAATTAAAGAAATTTAACACTATTCTCAGTTTATAATCATCTACATTTATAACTATAATCATTGATATCAAGATTATTGTATATATCACTAAGTATGCTATCAGCGAATAGAATACATTTGATATTATGCTTTTGTCAATAAGGGTTTCTACGATAGCTAAACACACTTGTCTTATTACAAAACATATGACAATATATATTATTACATCGTCTCGTGTAAGTTTAAGAACCTTTGAAGGATCTAAATTATTAGAAACGACATTTCTAAAGAATTTATCCTTCGCTTCCTCTATTATCATATCACCATTGTTGATATTTTGTAAATATTGTTCCCAGACATTTTCATACTTTGATTTTGTACTATCG